ATATTTGTGCATTATTGTTGTTACCAGAAGTATCTAATCCTCTAGCTCGTGTTGGTTTTTCTATCGTTTGTATTGTAGCTGCCATTATAAAAGTGTCCCCGCATTACCGTTTATTTGTTGAACAGATATATTATCAACATAAAATTCTGACTCTTGACTATTTTTTGTTACTAATCTTGCACTTAATGAAGTTTCTGAACCACTGTCAAATATTTGAGTTAATGTTTCCCATTGACCTGTTGTAGAATTTTCTACAGCATTTACAAAACTACTACCAGTGTTACTTCCTTTTCTACAATCTATTGTAGCTTTTCCTGATATCACATAAACCTCTGCTGTTACTTTTGTTATAGTGTTTGCTGCTATTGTGCAATTTTGCATAATACCAGTAGGAGAAGCTCCTCCAACTTCTTGGATATGCCAAGAATTACTGCCTGTTTTAACATATAAGGAATTAGTATTAACTTCTGATACATCATCCCCATCAACGTTATTATTTTGCCAACCTGTATCATCATTTCCTGTTAAAGATGAAGAGCCAGATTCAAATCCTGGATTATATGCAACTAAATTATTACCTAAAGCATCCCCTCCGCCATGATGATTATCTAGTACAAAACTTGAATTACTGTAAACTTCATCTAAATTCCACCATGATACTAAGTTTGTTTTGTCGCTGTCTGTTAGTCCAGCATAATTCTTGTTCATTATAGATTTAATTTGTGGTTGTGTTAATACTGATGTCCATACACCAACATTACATATATACCCTAACATATCATGGCTACTTCCAGCTGATAAACTTCCTATAAAAGCATTTGCAGAAAGATTTAAATTTGTAGTCCTTGTAGGAGTTGTAGAGCTGTCTGTATCATCAGCTCCATTAATGTATATTTTTTGTTCTCCATCTTGATATGTTGCTGCTATATGAACCCATTTATTAAAATAATTACCACTCCAAGGTGTAGTTGCATGAATATATCTTGTTGTTCCAGAAGTTGCATCTGGACCTATTGCTAATATTAAATCAGAACCACTAGATGATTTTTGAAAATATAATCTACATTCATCAGCTGAACCATCATTAACTCCAAATATAGTATGAAATTGGTCTTCCTCTATTCTATATACCCAAGCACTTATAGTAAAATCATTGTGAAAAGTACTTCCTGGTAATGTTGTTGAAATATAGTCATCACCATCAAAATATACAGCACCATCACTTACAGGTATTACACTGCCTGCATCATACTTATGCTTTAGTACGAGGTTATCTGTTACTATACCAGGTGTTATTAGACCAGAATTGGTCGATTTAGCGCCTAATCCTAACTTAGGCATAGGTTACCCTATATACGCTACACAACTACCAGTAGCTACGTCTATTTCTTTCCATCTACCGTAAATAGTCATTCCAGCAGGAAAAACTACTGAATCTACTACTTGGCCACCAGAACCTAATACAGACGTTTCTGAACTAGCTGCCGCATCATGTGCTGCTGTCTCTGTATTTATGTATTTATTTGCATCTTCTGCTAGTAATCCACTAGAACTATCAAAAGTACAGTCAGTAATCATAGTAATAGCTACAAATGCTTGGTTTAATGGTGGTATAATAGCATCACTAGATGCTGCGGTATACACACTACCAGCTTGTCCTAAAGGTGCTTCAGGGTTAATAGGGCCCTGTCTATCCTGTAATTGAACTTGACTAGCGTGTGTTATCTTTAAATCGCTCATTTAATCCCCAATTGTTGAAATTTTATAAAATTTATCAACTTAATATACAATAGTTACTGCTATATTCCAAACAGTTTATTAAAAAAGGACTTATTAGACCTGACAACGACCTACTTACTTGCCTAGGTTAGCAGTAACTTGGTTAGTTACCGCATAAGCGCGGACTTAATTTAGTAGAGTGTAGGGAATTTTCCAAGAAAAAAATAAAAAATATGCCAATAGGGGTCCCATTTCTTGGGTTCTCGAGGATAAATACACCTTTTAGGTTGAATTTTGAAAAAATTGGCACGAGAATGCGTGTGTGAGAGATACATTGACCCGCACCCGTTCAATTCGAGGGTATAAGGGTTACCGCTCATTGAACTCTGCGTGTATATCAAGACTCGTGCCGAGTCTTGGCCCACGCTTGCTATGCCTTGCATAGCATTTCATTTTAATTTGATAAATATGCATTTTGTTAACATTAACTAATTAAAGAAAAGGAGACATTATGTCTACTCTTACTAGTAAATCTATCAAATTAAAATCTTCATTTAGTTCTCTAAGTGATATTGTAACCTTTCTTGGTAACTTCTATGCGTCTATCAGACCTTGTTATCAAAAGGACAGCAATGGAAACCACATCCTTGTAAATAATAACAAGGTCTTGGTTGGTTTTGCATTCGTTGGTTTAGATAGCAATATCACTTCTCTTGATGATGATTTCATTACTGAACTTTCTGTGCACATTAAAAAGCATAAAAAGCACCTTAATTGTTTCTTTGGTTTAAATGCGGAAACAAATAAGGTTGATAGCGATTCTTTGCTTATTGGAAAGTTCAATAATAAGTCAATTGAAGAAGTTTGTTCAGACATTGAAAATATGTAACAAACTTAATCAATTGTCTTGATTTAGAAAGGAGTGAGGGAAACCTCACTCTTTTTTTATTAGTATATATAACCGTGGTATTTTATATAATACTACACATAAAGTATATAATAGTGTCTTGGAACTATGCGTAAAATCCAAGCGTTAAGACTAGAATAACTAACTAGTAAACGTATCCAAACCTGTGTAGTTACAGGGATAGAGTGGCTTTATAAACCACTCTATTTAGTTATAAATAAGTTCATTGAGTTAGCAAAAAAGCTCAAGCCTAAAATACAGGGCCTAATGTATAAGGTGAAACTCAATGAACTTATTTAAAAGTTTTTTTTAAGTAGTTAAACACAACCGCACAATAGTGCAAAAGGAGAATAAAATGAACAATGTAATAAAAGGTATTAAACTAATATTAAGTGGCTTATTATCGCCATTTACAATAGTAATTAATGGTGTTAAAGAGCTAATGTATGTAGGTTCAAGAGTACAACATATTGAAGACAATCTAATGTATGATACTACACCTGATGAAATTAATAAAAGCATATCATTTATAAAAGAACAGATAGATGGGTTAATTAAAACTGTTCACACTAATAAATATGATATTAAAGAGCTTGAAAATGGTGCAAAGGTTTTAGTTGATTGTGTTGAAGCGGGTAAAAGTCTTGAATCAGACATATCATCTATAAAAAAACGTATTATTAAGCTTGAAAATGAAACTGAAACTCACATGAATTGTTTTAATGGTAGTGAAAGTAGTCATTTATTATATCTTATTAATGAACTTGAAGAATATCATAAACCAAGTGGTATAGAAATGTATAGAGACCATCATCCTGAAGTAATATTAGAAAGAATAAAAAATTTAAACAAAGATATTACAACATGGATGAATTTTGCTGTTGATAGTAAAGAACAGGTTGATAATGATATTAACGAAATACAACTATCTCTTGAAAGTATGAAACCTAAAAACTTAGGGACATTCAATTTTATTGATTATGAGCCTACACAACTTGAGCAAGATATGATAGAAGCTGAAGCAAAAGGTGAATTAGTAGTAAAAGAACTAAGAGATGAGGGATATGATTGGGCTAGAGAAAGAAGGCTTAAAGATAAGCAGATTCAGGATAGAATGATAGCTGATGAAGCTGAATATGATAGATTATCAGAACCTGATGATGATGGAATTATATGGTAAGACACAAATGTCTTCTTAGATACAAATCACAGTTAATTCGTTGGGCTACCATTAGGTGGCCTGACGAACCTGTTAGTAAGTTTAAGAAGATGAGTAAAAAACAGTTATACTACTTATGGTATAACAAATCTAAATATAATAAATAAACTTGATAGGATATACCACTAT